GTCGGGATATGTGCAACTGCTCAATCACTATGCCAACAAAAATATTTTCCTTCTCAGCCGGCATCCCAAACTGCAGTGGTATATGCTGATCGCAGCCAGTCCGGGCCTGGGACGACAGCGGCATTCCTGGCCGCGTGTGAAAAAATCCCGGGAAACCCGACGTACCAAGACCCTGCGAGAACTGTTTCCTGAAATCAAAACAGCCGACGCAGAAGTACTGGATCAACTGATAACAGACGCAGATATCAAACAATATCATAGAGACCTTGGACACGACAAAACATAAATGCCAGCACTGCGATCGAGAGTTCAGCAGAGAATCCACACTGCTGGTACATCTCTGTGAGCCCAAACGCAGATTCAACAGCCGTGGAGAAAAACCTGTGTTGCTGGGCCTGCAGGCCTACATGGCCATCAAGCGCAGCCTGGGACAGCAGGTCTCAGACGAGTGGCAAAGTTTTGAAAACAACAGTTTGTATCGTGTGCTGGTCAAGTTTGGCAGATACTGTGTGAGCAGCCGGGTGATCGCTTTTCCACACTATGTGCGGTGGCTGCTGGCTCCGGAACAGCGCCGACTCAAGATCGACTATCATTGGAGCAGCGACAAAATCTACGAAGAATTTTTGCTTGCACACACTCGCAGGGAAGATGCCGGCGATGCTGTGACCAGAGCCACGGAAACCATGCAGAGTTATTCAAGCCTGGCCAACTACAGAGATTACTTTAGATATCTCAATGCCAATCTCATCGTGCAGGATATCACGGCCGGACGTGTCACTGCCTGGACTGTGCTGAACTGTGCTTCGGGACACGAGTTTGTGGCAAGATTGGATTCAAAACAGCAGGAAATCATTTATGCCTGGATTGATCCCGACTACTGGCCGCAGCGTTTCCGTGACTACGCAGCCACACAACTAAAGATCGAACACGATTTACAGCAACAGGGCCTATGAAAATCGCCGCAGATATTGACATTGACTTGGCCAATCGCGATCAAGTGCTGGCCTTGATTGATCACACAGCAGCCAGCCAGCGCAAAAACGATCAGTTGGTGCGACACAATTCTGGTGTGTATGTCACCCACATTCCCCGAGACACCCTAAATGGCTATGCCAGCATAGATTACCAACAGGCCGAACAGCGTGGTTACTTCAAGATCGATCTGCTGAACAACACAGTGTATCAACTGATCCGGGATCAACAGCACTATGATCAGATGCTGGCCACCACTCCGCCCTGGCAGCGATTGCAGGATCAGCAGTTTGTGCAAAAGATCGTGCATATCAACAATGCCTGGGATCAACTGCAGCGTATGCCCGAACCTGTTGATTCCCTAGCACGCATGGCCATGTTTATTGCTGTGATCAGACCAGCCAAGCGATATTTACAGGGCAAGCCCTGGCGTGAAGTCGCAGAACGTATTTGGTTGGCCGAGCAGGATGGATATTACTTCAAGAAAAGCCACTCGGTGGCGTACTCGCACTTGGTAGCCTTGCACATGAACCTAGTCCATGCGCTTGACCAAGGTAATTGACTTGCGCTTGATCTTTTTGCGGGCTATGTCATTTAGGCTGGTCACCGGCCCCATGAGTATTTCAATGTCTTTGTTGATAAAAGTCTTGAGAAACGGACGGAATATCTCCCAGTCCTGTTTGAGGAAAATGTTGATGGGTATGCTGCGATTGCTTTCCCACCACCACACATTGGCCAGTTCTACAAAATTGCCCTTGAGATCTGCATCAGCGATACTGCCATAGTCGTACAGGGTGGTAATGATGTCATCAGAGTTCTGTACTATGCCCACGTATTCCGTGCCAGCATAGCGCAACAGCGTCAAAAACGGGTACTTTTCTTTTAACAGATTCTGGAAATCATTGGGCATAAATATATAACTATGTACTCAAGTTCAGCATATTTAGTGGACCAAAAATCCATCGTTCTTCTTGTTGACACAGAGTTAAATACAACGTACAGGTGGAGTCCAGTGTTTAGTAAGAAACTTATCATCAACAAAGGTGTAGACAACGTCCTGAGTTTTCAGTTTCTTAACCAAGAACAAAAGCCAGTGGACATCAGTTTGTTTAGTTTTACTCTGCGATTGATATCCAACGACGGTGAGAATTTGCTCTTGGCCAAGCAGATGGAAAACATCAACAGCCGCTTGGGCACCTGCAGGGCCATAATCACTGCTGCCGAATCCGTGGCCATTCCCGCACAGCCCGCCAGCTGGAGCATAGAGCGTGCCAGCAACAGCATAATAAAATCAGTGCGTATCACCGACCGTGGTCGAGGCTATACTTCGGCTCCCACGGTGTCAGTATATGGCACCGGTACCGGAGCCAATCTTTCAGCCACCATCACTGGCGCAGTGGATCAGTGTGTGGTGCTAGATGCGGGTGTGGGCTACACGCACACTCCCAATATCACATTTGCCGGCGGCGGTGGCTTCAATGCCCTGGGCCTGGCACAGATCACCTACGGTGTTGAATCTGTAGAAATAACCAATGTGGGCGATGGCTATGATCCCGATGATGCCAACACTGCTGTGACGTTCAGCCCAGGTTTGGGCGCCAATGCTGCCCTACAAGCAGCCAACACAGCCAATGCCACCATCACATTTGCCGGCAACAGCATAGTAGAGATCAACATAGTGGATGCTGGCATTTACGATGCACCACCCACTGTGACCTTTGATCCAGGTGCGGCCAACATCAATACCCCAGCCACAGCAGTGGCCTATCTCGCAGGCAGGCTCACTGGCATCACAGTGGCCAATGCAGGGCGTGGCTATACCGGAGCACCGGCCATCACTGTGACCGGTGGTGGTGCCACCAGCCAAGCACAGGCCACTTGCAATCTCACCAACAGACTGGATGTGATAACCATACGCAACGGCGGACAGAACTATGTGGTGCCGCCCATCATTGAACTAACCGGTGGAGGCAACATCAACACTGTGTCACAGGGCACAGCAGTGGCCACAGTGGGCGGCGATGCGCTGTATCTAGCAGGTTATGTGGACGATGCTGCCACTGCTCGTGGTTCAGTGGACATTGTGGATTCAGTGTTTCCCAGATTCACTGCCAGTGAAGACATCACCATACCTGTGACCAACACTGGTAATACTGCTGCCATAGATGGCGTTAACCGTCCTGTGGCCTGGACCAGTATCATACAAAGCAATGGCTCACCACAGAGCACTTTCCAGGTGGACTTCCGCAACTACTCGGGCGTGGTACAACTGCAGGGATCCTGGGAACCCACCAACAACGAAAATGATGGCCAGCCTGTGTATTGGTATCAGATTGGCAATGTGCAGTACTACGACAACAAATATGGCAAAGAGTATTTCAATGCCGAAGGCTATCATCCTTATGTGCGCATACGTTTTGCACTGCCACCTGTGCCCATAAATGTGGCCTACTATGCCAATGTGGCTGCCAATATCTATGGCAACTCGGTGACCCAAGTACTCTACAGAGATTGACACTCACCATTTTATCCTGTAAAATAACAGGATGCTAGATATACTTGGCCGCATGAATAGAGTAAAACGCACAGCGTCCGGCTGGCGCAGTTTCAATGCCATCTGTTGTGAGCACACCGAAGGCAAGCCTGATCGCCGGGGGCGCGGTGGTGTGATTGAACACGACACAGGCTGGACCTATCACTGTTTCAACTGCGGCTTCAAGACCACTTTCACACCGGGCAGAACCTTTAGCTACAATCTCAAACGCCTGCTGACCTGGGCCGGATACTCGGATGAAGAGATCAAACGGGAGCAGTTGGAAAGCCTCAAACAGCGTGACATACAGGACATAATCGCGCAGGAACGCCGTAGCCGTCCGCTACCTGAGTTCGAAGAACAGAGCCTGCCGGAACTGGCGGTGGAAATAGATCCTGTGGATCCTGACCACGAGCCCTATAGACTCTACTGTGAATCGCGTGGCATTGACATTGATGACATATGGATCACGCCTGAAGCACAGGGCAGAGAAGCCTACAGGATCATAGTGCCTTTTAGATATCGTGATCACATAGTGGGTTATACTTCAAGATACTTGGATGATCGCCGGCCCAAGTACATCAGCAATCAGCAACCAGGCTATGTGTTCAATCTAGATGTGGTCCAGCCCCAAGATCAAGTGGTCATTGTGTGCGAAGGCATCTTTGATGCGCTCAGCATTGGCGGCGTGGCCTTGATGCACAATGATCTCAATGAGGATCAAATAGCTATACTTAAAAGTCTCGAAAGAGACATAATTATTATTCCAGACCAAGACAGTGCTGGCTTGAAACTTGCGGAACGTGCTGCGGAGCAAGGGTTCACAGTCAGTATGCCACTTTGGGACACCAGCATCAAAGATGTGAATGATGCTGTATGCCGCCATGGCAGACTCGCCACCCTTGTTTCTATACTCCGCAGCCGAGAACGCAGTCGTTTGAAAATCGAATTGAGGAGAAGAGAAATTGAAAAACGAATCAGCAGTAATTGAATTCACCATTGACATGCAGCGTCTTTTTTTAGAGATGGCTGTGCAGGATCACGAGTGTTTTGCTCGTGTGCAGAACATTTTCAACCCTGAAAACTTTGATCGTAGACTGCGCGATGCAGCCGCATTCATCAAAGAACACGCTGACAAATACAAAGTGGTGCCCGACAGGGACAGTGTGAAAGCCAAGACTTCAGTAGATCTCGAACCCAGGCCCACTGTCACACAAGAGTGGTTCTTGGCCGAGTTTGAAAAGTTCACACAGCACAGAGAACTAGAGCGTGCCATATTAAAGTCAGCAGATATGCTGGAAAAAGGCAACTTTGGTCCTGTGGAAAAGATCATCAAAGACGCCATTAATGTGTGTCTAGCACGTGAACTGGGCACAGACTATTTCCACAATGTGCGTGAACGACTCATGGCCATCAAGAGCAACAATGGTCAGCTCAGCACAGGCTGGCCTGTGCTTGACAGCAAACTGTATGGCGGATTCAATCGCGGAGAACTGCAGATCTTTGCTGGCGGGTCAGGATCAGGCAAAAGTCTGTTCATGCAGAATCTAGCAGCCAACTGGGTCATGGCTGGACTCAGCGGCGTGTACATCACACTGGAACTGTCAGAAGGCCTGTGCTCCATGCGATTGGATTCCATGATGACTGACATAGCCAGCAAAGAGATCTTTCGCAACATCGATGATGTGGAACTGAAACTGGGCCTGCTGCAGAAAAAATCTGGCAATTTCATGATCAAGTATATGCCGGCGCAGAGCACAGTAAACGACATACGGGCTTATGTAAAAAATCTTGAAATTGAACGCGGTGTCAAAATAGATTTCATGTGTGTGGATTATTTAGATTTGCTGATGCCAGTGAGCGCCAAGGTATCTCCCAATGACCTGTTTGTGAAGGACAAATATGTGTCAGAAGAATTGCGTAATCTGGCCAGAGAATTAAATGTGCTGTTTGTGACAGCATCGCAGTTGAATCGTTCAGCAGTGGAAGAAATTGAATTTGATCACAGCCACATTTCCGGGGGTATTTCCAAGATCAACACTGCGGACAATGTGTTTGGTATCTTTACCAGCAGAAGCATGCGAGAAAAAGGCAGATATCAGATACAGTTGATGAAAACCCGTTCCAGTTCGGGCGTGGGTTCAAAAATAGATCTAGAATTCAACATAGAAACCCTGCGCATACGCGACTGCGGCGAGCAAGAAGATGCCAACTCTTTCCGCAAGCCCACGGTGAATATCCTGGACAGTATCAAAGGTACCAGCAAAGTATTGACTTCAAACACAGATTCTGATGACGTGCCCAAGGTCACCGCCGATGTACAAAGCACCAAATTAAAAGCCATGTTAGGGGCAATTAAACAAAATAAAAACTAACGGGTCGCTAAATATTACATCGCTGGAACCAATTATGCAACGCAAGACTCGCAGTTTATTAGAAGAACTAGATGAAATGTATCAGGAGCGTGATCGCCACCATATCGTGGAGAGCCGCGCCAGCAACATCATCAACAGTGCTATACATCTATTGGAAATGATAGATCGTACCTATGACACAGAAACTGCGGAGAATCTACAGCGCAAACTGTTAAACGCCATCCGCACCCGCGATCCCGAGCGTTTCCGTAGAACCATAAGGCGTCAAGATGAAAATTAAAGAAATATACATTTCTGAGGGTTTGTTGGGCAACATGGCCAGAGCAGCAGGCGCGGCTGTGACCCGCAACATACCCGCAGGCCTACGGCAAGCAGGTGCCAACCGACAAGCAGCTGCCGGCGCAAAAACCCTGTCAGATGCGGCTTGGAAGCAGTGGACCAATCGTGTGGCACAGATACTACGTGCCCAAAAGGTAAGATCAGCAGCTGAAATCCCCGAAGATCAATATCGTGAGTATCTAGAAGATTTCGTAGGCACTACTTTTCTACGTGGTGACTTGGATCGCTATGATGCTGCTACACAAAATCGCATTGGTACAGAACTCAACAAGATAGCACAAGCCCGTGGGAGTGCTGGTCAAGTACGCAGTTTATTCCAAGAGCTGGGCACACAAGCATTGGTGGCTAGACAGCCCCGCCGGAATCAAATGGGTCAAGTAGACACCCGCGGCATGGATCCTGAAACAGCCAGAATGGCCAAAGCATTTGCGGCCGCACAACAAGCCACAGGAGCAGCACAGCCTCAAGCATCTGATCAACCACAATCTCAAGCGACCCCGGGCCAGCCTCGGGCAGCTGCTCAGCCCGCAGGCGGTTGGGTAGATTCCGGACAAGGTCTTTATCTTAAACCTGCTACTGCCACCACGCCAACCATGGCCAGCTATCGTAAAAATATTTTTAGTCTTACCGATCAAGGACAGTGGTTGGATGCTAGAGATAAACCAGTGCCACAGACCTGGCAAGCATTTTTAAATCAAGCACTAGAACGCCTATGATACTGAAAGAAGGCGGCAACCAATTCAAAAATCCCAAGACTGGTGAAGTCTTGACCAAGACCATAAAGCAGACTGATGTCAAGCCCACGGTGCTTTGGTTGGAACAACTCACAGGTCTGCCGCTGTTGGACAATATGCTGGGCAGCACGGGTCTGCGTGCTGAGTCCGGTGACATAGACCTAGCCGTAGACAAAACACAAACACCCAAATCCCGACTCTACGGTATACTGAAAAACTGGGCGGTGAGCCAGGACCTGGATCCCGATCTTGTAATCGCAGGTGGCACCGCTCGAGATAAAAAACCCTCAGAATATGAAACCATGAGTTTCATGGCTCCTGTGGCCGGCAAACCACAGTTGGGGTTTGTGCAGGTGGACTTTATGTTTGAGCCCAACATTGAATGGGCTAGATTTGCCAAACGTGCAGCTGCCAATACACAGTACAAAGACGCTGTGAAGCATATCATACTCAACAGCCTGGGCAAGGCCAGCGCCAACAAGAAATATCCGCAAGGGTATACTTGGTCTGGGCAGTACGGCTTGAAAGATCGTGCCACGGGCGAAATGATCACAACTGATCCTGGAGAAATAGCAGAGTTGATATTGTACCCAGGTGCCACGCCCAAAGATCTCTCAGGTGTGGAAGCAGTGGTCACGGCTCTACAACGTGACCCACAACGAGATGCAAAACTGGCACAGGCCCGTGCTGATCTAGAGCCCAAGGGCATAGAGTTACCAGCCATCCAAGAAGGCACGCCCGGCTGGTATCGTACCATGATGGGCCGTTTGGCCTGACCAAAACACCATTTTTTCTCCCGACAGGTAAATAATAGCAGACCCAAAAAGGTCACATACTCAAGGAGATTTATCATGGCAATTTTTACACGCACCAATGGTGATGCACAACCAGTATTTGCACTAGACGTACAAAACGGTCCTGTTTCCAGCACCAACATTTCCACAGGCTCAGGCAACACAGTTCAGCCCGCTGGTCCCAAACTGGACTTTTGGCAGTTTGCTGTTGCAGGCGCTAATGCTGCAGGCGGCATGGGC